GATTGAGCGCTGCGTTACAATGTACCGCTATATACAGGTCACAGTTCGCTTTGTTAGCCACGTCACAGCGTGCTGTATTTTCTACGCGCTCGTCGCCAGTTCGTGTAAGGACCACCGTTATGCCTTTCAACTCTAACAACGGCACCATGCTGTGCACGATGTCAAGCGTGAGGTCCTTCTCCTTTAACCCGCCGCCACTGGCACCCGGATCCTTCCCACCGTGTCCTGCGTCTAGACAAACTTTCATACTCTGCCCCTCCTTAGTTCTTTAGTTAAAGCCTCAACCGCTTCGCGAAGCTTATCAACAGCTTCCCGAGTCTTATCACCATAGATCAAGAACCTATGGTACTCATCCTTAGCCATCAACATCCCTAAGATCTGTTGTTCCATTGTAGCGTGACTACCGTTGCGTTGCTTCCATGTGCTTATCATGGGCAACACGACCCACTTCAATACCATACCGAGCGCCACAATAGGAACGCCAAGATCCGCCAACGAATTCATTTCCATACAGCCTCCTTATACCAGCACTTTAAATTTAAAGTAGCAATCTCCATTTGCGCCGAATATACCATTCTGCCAACCTAGTGTATAATGTCTTTGATATGCCTGGCCACTTGCATAAGGATTGTCGTCCCTGCCTATCAAATGGGATGCGTAAAATAAAGCGCTATTTATTTCAACAGCGACTATATAGGTATTAGCACTATTCAGTGTAATAAGATTTACATCTGAGAATGTGAAAGTAGTAAAATTTAAATATTGATACGTTGAACCCAAGTAAAGAAAATTGGAATAGCAATATACCCAATTGGAATAAGCTATAGGTGAACCGGTTGGAACCCCTCCAGAAGTGTTCCAAATAGTTGCTCTGCAGTAAACTGCGACAGGAGCGCCTACGTTCCAAATGCGAACTCTATAAGTCGCATTTTGAATTTTACCTGTTGTAGGCAGAGAAAAGGTTTGTCCTGCATGTGGAACATTAGGCAATCTAAAAAGTACGGGAAGTTTTGTATCATCATAGTTAGTAAAGGGCTCATAAAAATAATAGCTCGCTATGGGGATAGGTTCTACCCACTTACGACAGCGCATAGTAATGTCATGCTCGAAGGGTGGAATGATTCGACGTCGTAAACCAAAGATGGTAAAGATCTCATCCAGGTTCGCATCAGCTACTATGAAACGCAAAGGATCTCCGATCCCTACGTTCTTGTAAATATCTTTTCGTGAAGGCACGAACACGTTGATGCCAGGAACTTCATCCTTTCTAGAAGCTATAATATACTCTCCTACATTGTCAGCATACTGTTGTGTAGGCATAAGCTCATTATCAATACGTGCATCTATCTGCCCATACTTAGCAATGCTAGTAGCGTCGCTATTTTCTTCCCAAAGATCTGTGGGATACTTAACACGAACTCTATTGATGATCCCTTTAAAATCGTACTCGAGATTAAGCTCTGTATCTTGATCTCCTATCACGTCTGCGTCAAAAGTAAATTTAGGGGAGTTGTTAGAGAGCCATTGATTGTTACGAAAGACAAAGCGCCCATCATTCCCTACAAAGCCGTGATGTTGTCCTACCTCAAGGATCGTAGAAACTAGATCCCTTGCGTCTTCATTCTGCCAGTTAACCGTAGCTAAAGGGATAGGATCTTCTTCAAGATCTACAGGATAATCCCAAGCAGCCGCGTCAAAAACTGCCTGCATAAGTTCATGAGCTTTTTTAGCTACTTGTGATCCAGGAGACACGTCTTCTTCTTTTAAAAAATGATATGCATCTACCAAATGTATATAAGCCGTCTTTTGCCCAAAAATAAAGCTTGGTCTAATGCGCTTAATAAAGCCTATATATAAAGGCTTGTACCCCTCACTATCAACGTTGACAAACACAGAGATCGTCTTTTTTATAGCAATAGCTCCATAATAGGGAGAGGAAGAATTTTCGGGAAAGAACTCTCCTCCCTTGTTGTTAAAAACTATCTCACAGGTACTCTGTTCGAACTCCCCATCGATATCACTCTTTCCTTGATCGATGATGATCGAACGCACCTTTTGTGCTATGTTATTTGCTTGGACCTCTACCTTAAGATAAAGATCTCTGGTCTTAAACTGTCGCCAAGAACCTGACCACTTGTCTTCAAGATACCCGTTGTCAGTTATGTCTCCCTCTAAATAATGAATCTGCCACCTATAAGCGTTAGGCGTTCCTGACTCATATACCGCTGCTTTGTAAACACCAGAATTAATGGCCGTGTTAAAGTTAAACACCGCTTCTTCGTTACCAGAGCCAGAATAAGAGTTAGTGCTAGTTGCTACTAATGTTCCGTCGCTGTCTTTATATAAGGCGCCGTATAATACCGTTCCAGGCTGCCCTCCGTCATTATCCACCCAAAAGATAAGCTTCTTTAACTTGCCGCTTATAGGAATGTAATAGCCTCCTTGAGCTACGTGAGTTCGAGGAGAAATCAAGAAGTAATAATTGTTCTGTTGATCTTGTTTGTGAATCTCCCCTTGCCACGTACCATCTTGTTCTAAGAGAACAGCATACTCAACGGTCATCGTTCTTGCTCCTCTTCAATGTAGCGCAATAAATCTCGAGCTTGTTGTCGAGCTTGTTCAGGAGGTGGAGGGTAGGGATAGCTATTATTTACAGTGAGATTAAAGATCTTTTGAGGACCCATGCCTAAACCACCCACTTGATTTAAGGGAGTTACAAGCTCTGGTCCCGCTTCGCCGAGTTGTGCAAACATAGGGCCACGAACAAGACCGCCGTCTGCTAAAGCAGCAAATTTTCCTTTGACTACTCCTACCATCGCAGCGCCTGCAGCCATAGCTGCTGCACCTGACCAGATGTCCTTTGCACCACGAGCAGCTGCAGCCCATATCGCTGCGATGGCTTGTTTTAACATCTGTTCGATGAGAGCTTTAGAGATGTTAGTCACGATGTTTCTAAGAGCCTCTCCCATGGTTTGTTCTTGAGCAAGAACTCCTTGCATAGCTGTGGTAAAAGAATTCTGTAAGTTCTGACCAAACGCGTTAAACTGGGCTAACTGTGCTTCTTGTTCCTCAGCTCTACGAGCAGCGTTTTCTTCCGCGATGCGTGCTTCTTCTTCCGCGATTAAGTCTCTCCAGTATCTCTCTGTCTCATCGCGTCTTACATTAAACTCGTCAAGAAGAAGCAACTCTTCTTCCATACGAGTGCGCAGTTGTTCAAGCCGTGATAAGTTATCAAACTCTCTTTGCGAAGCCAAAGCTTCTGCGCGCTTACGCTGTTGTTCGAGCATCATAGTAGTACGTTGCTCTTCAAGCTCTATCTCTCGTAAGAGATCTTCTGCTTTAACAACGGGCGGTAACTTATGCTCCTTGATGATTTGATTTAATCGAGCTAAAGATTCTTTAGTAGCCTTCTCCATCTCGATAGCCTTCTGCGCAATGCCTAACGCCATTGTCTCAGAGAAGGCCTTACCAGAGGCAGTAAGATCAGAGAGAGGTCCTTCCTTTGCATCTGAGCTCGGAAGTAAGTTGCGTATTCTTCCTACTATTCCTTTAACTGCCTCGATGGGAACGTTCGCTGCAGCCTTAATAGCAGAACCAAAGGCCACCATTAAAGCTCTACCCTTCTCTGCAAACTCTGCTTCAGAGCTAAGAATATTAAGAGCGTCATTTATAAACTCTAAAAAGATGCCTGCAAGCTCTACTATTGGTTTTAAGATCTCCCACAAAGTTGCTACAGCAGTCTTAAATAAAATGTACCACTGTCCTACACCAGCCTTGATAACCTTCCAAATTCCACCCATCACTGCTTTAAAAAGCTCTAACATAGGTGGAAGAATTTTTTGCATTAAAGACCAGATCTCTTCGAGCACAGGCATTACCGTAGGGGAGATCTTATCCCAAGCGGCCTTGATGTCCTCAACCACTACATTGAAGGCTGCCTTCACGTCGTTCAACATAGGTTGTATAAACTCGAGAGCTGCCTGCGCCTTTCCACGAATGTCTCCCCAGTTCTTTGCCCATGCCACTGTTAACAAAGCTATCGCTGCTCCGATCGCTGCAATAGGTAGGAGAAGTCCTGAAACTGATACGCCTATGGCCGCAGCCGCTGCTCCTATTCCCGATACGATTGCTCCTATCGAGGTGACCAGGGACCCTAAGATAAGGATAGCAGGACCAGCGGCTGCGACTAAGGCTCCGACGGCTAGGACAGCGGATTGCATTCCCGGTGAAAGCTTTGAAAATCTATCCGATAATCTTCCAATGAGATCGCCAAAGTCTTCCACCAACGGAAGTAGTTTAGGAAGAATTTTATCTCCAAGATCAATCAACGCTACAGTGACTTTGTTCTTCATGATCTGCCATGTAGCGTTGGCAGTAGCCTTTTGTTTCTCGAACGCTTCATTGATAGCGTTAGTTCCATGAAGCATGTCATCGAGCGTATCGTTATAAGTCTCGTTGGCAGACGTAAGTAGAGAGAAGGCTGCAAAAGAAGCTTCAGAGCTACTGAACAAGTTCTTCATCTCCTCATTAGAGAGCTTTAACTTGTCTCGCATAAACTCTAAGCCACCACCGACACCCTTTTCTCTAATCGCGTCACGAAGGTCCTTACTAGTTACCTTCATCTTCTGGAGCTCTTTGTCGAGAGCTCCTCCGTCCTCTCCTACTTCTCTAAACAAGGCAGCCAACTGTGTCTGTGACTGAGCGGTCTTACCAGTAACAGCGGTTAACGCAGCCGTCGCTGCTTGCATGTCTTCAAAGCGAACATCGATAGCAGACGCTTGTCCCGCTAGTTGTCCAAAGTTAGTTGACAGAGCAGACACAGTGGTGATGCCGTTCTTAACAGTCTTAAATAACACATCAACGTGCTTGTCAGCCTCCTCTGCGTCTAGACCAAAAGCTTTTATCGCCACAGTTGTAAGGTTGGTCGCTTCTTGAGTAGAGCCAAGTCCAGCTACTGCTAGCTTACTAGACGCCTCAAGAGTCTTAAGAGCTCCACTGGCTTCGTTGATTCCAGCAGAGTAGATGGCGTACAGAGAGGTGCCTAGCTCATCGGCATTTTTTGGTACCCTCTCTAAGAGACTTTTCACCCCAGCTTCGAGCTCAGCTACTGCAGGTCCAGCATCTCCCTTGATCAAGGTTGACACGTTAGTAAGAGAGGTCTCGAAGTCCGCTGCCATCTTAACAGCGGCTCCACCGAGCAAAGCTACAGGAGCCGACAACTTTGTAATGCCCGCACCCACCTGGTTGATGCGTTCACCGGCTGCCTTCATTCTTTGCCCGGTCTTGTCCCAGGCTCGAGCAAGGGTCTCAGCAGACCTTTTTCCAGCTTGTTCGGCCTTCTTAAAGGCCTGCGAGACCTGCTCTTCACCTGTGATTTTTACTGCCACTTCCGGCACGAGTATTCACCTCCGCATATAATCGGAGAAGGAACTCCCACTGTAGGGGAGTTAGTTCACCAGCCGTCTTAGCTAGCGGGTACCCCATCAGGACTATCCGCTTGAGCTCCCGACCCTGCCTGCTCCTTTCGAAAGGAGTCCACTGCAGCGGACATACCTCCTGGTTTTAGTCCTGACAAGTCCATGATGGCATTGACGAGCTGCGTTTGCACGTCCGGATCCATGCTTGACTCACGTATCTCTTTGGGCTGAACTCGATGGTCCCTGTCATAGCTAAGACCACAGGACAACACGAGTACTTTGATCTCATACTCGTTCTCCATGATCTTCTCCATGTCGACCTCCATGCCCGTCATGGCGCCGCCCTTGCTCTGCGCCTTGATGCCACGCACCTCTAGCTGTTCTACCTTTGACTTCTCCGAGAGAGTCAGGGGACGAATGTTAACAATCCCTATGCTCGTCTCCACTGGCTCCACCTGAGACTTGCCTTTCAGCAGTCTCTCCATCGTCGCTAAGTCCTGTCCCGTCATCATTGTTCAGCCTCCTTTAAGCTGGGTTGTGTAACCGATTGTAGTTTTTGATGGTGGCCTCTATGATCTTATCGGTGTCAGTGTCATAGAGGAGCTTGAAAGCTATCTCCTGCATCAACTTTTCCCTGCCGCTGGGTTGGATGTTCACCGCGTTCAACTGCATGAAGGGAAGGTCAATGACCACGTCTCCCCAGTTGCCTTCCGTGATCCCGCCACCGTCGATCTTAAACTGCAGTGCTTTGTCCTGTGGCGTGTCGGTCGGCCCAGTGGCGGAGCCCCAGAAGTCTTCCTTGAGGTCCGCGTTCTCAAACTGCAAGGTCGCAGAACCTGTGATGTCCAAGAGTCCTGCAGTACCGTCGTAAGGAAACCTGGAGCCCAGTCCTACGTTCTCTTCGGTCGTGGCGTTATTTACGATGGACAGCGACAGTGCTCTGACCTTCGCAGAGAGATCTGAGAGAGATCCTCCTGCGTCTCCGATCTGGAGAGTACAGTCTGCCCACGATCTTTGTCTCTCACCGTGCTTGGTTGAAGACAAGCGCAACGCCGTCAAAGCAGTCATGGTCTTTTTCACGTCCTTCGCAGCTTGAATGTCAAGTGCCAGGTTCACGAGCTCTTGCTCAACTGCGATGTCAAGCTGATTGAGCACGCAACCCAAGAACTTGTGTTCAAAAATGTCCTTGCCACAGTACGCGTTAAAGCTGGGCATCACGTTACCCTTGACCGGAGTGATTGTGTGGACATAGTACCCGTCGTTATACTCGTAGTTGTAGTCCTCCGTGTCCGTGAGTCCTGTCAAGTGAATCTTTCCGCTCGCGTAGTCAATCCATCCCCCGACACCGGAGCTATTGTCCTCCACGATGGTACCCCAGCCGTCATCATGTGCCTCCTGTGTAGGAGTGACCTCCGCGTCATCCAGCTTAAAAGAGCCCTGAAGGATGGGACCAGTCAGGTCAATGTCGTGCGTTGTTCCGCTCGCCGTGAACGGATTAGTAGTTGAAGGAGTGCCTTCGTTAGTCGTGTCAATAGCGGAGACTCCTAACAACAGGTCCAAGATGTACGCCATCGTTGAGACCTGTGCAGCGAACTCCAGTCCTCCTGCAGGAATGTACGCCCCCGGAATGGACCTCGTAGGCATCCTTCCAATGCCACCCTCGTACGTGATGAAGGGCTCGTTGGGCGAGTCCAAGCTACACGACGCTATGTCAATGTGCACGTCTGGCTCGCCCGCCAAGTCTTCTGCGTAGGTGGCTCCCTCTTTCTTGAGACCTAAGTATCTCAAAACTTCTGTCGGCATTATTTCACCTCCTCGTTTTCGAACCTAATTCTTATGCGCACCCCTGCCCCGTAAAGCGATTCATCTGCATCTAAGACTCGATCATCGCTAGGTGCGAACCCTACCCGCTTTGTATAAGAAACGAGCCCGTTAAGGGTCCGATTTTCTTTCCCCGTATAGTCCGTGATCAAAGCAGCGCTAGCGTTAATAGCTAACTGCTCTGCTAGATCTCTAGCTGCTTCTGGATCTCGATCACTCCGAACAAGAGAGACTACCCAGTACTCTAAGATCCACTCTTCATGAATTGCCATGCCCTCATCTGTGATGTTAGAGTCAATAGGCATCACCCAGATCATAGGAAAACTAAGGTCCCCTATCTTAATCTTCTTTCCCACAAAGATGAACTTGATGCTATCTCCTAGATCGGTTTTGATCTTTGTGTAAAGATACTTTCGTATCGCGTTTAACAACTCTACTAGAGTCATTCTAAGCTCCTTAACACCTGGTCCGCCACTGAGTCCAAGTTGTTGTCGATGTTGTCAATGGCTCGATCAATAAAAGGATCCGCCCTTCTCCCAGGGTGTGCCTTTACTCTAGCCACGACGATCCTCTGTCCATCTACCACGAAGGCCAGAGCCTTCTTATTCTTTGGTTTTATCTCATAAGGCTGTCCAGTAGGTCCATGAATACCAGAACCAAACTGCACCGCTTCCCAATAATCAACCCCGATGTCTATCCAAAACTCTTTGTCGCTAGCTTGTACCGGAAAATCTACCGCTCCTTGTAAGCGACCAGTTTTAACGGGAGCCTCTCGAGCCATGTCTCCTGAAAGAAAGATGGCGACTTGTTCAAGTACCATCGGAACCAATCTAACTTCAAGGCGATCAACGTAACGCTCTAAGTGAGATAGGTTGATGGTAGTTTTTATTCCCGGGGCGGCCATTCATCCTCTTCCGTGATCTCTTCCACGTCTTCGCTAGAGAGCGTAGCCATGGCCAAGCCACTGTTATCGATGTCATCTCCGATCTCCACTGAACCTCCAGCGTACTCGAGGTCCAACAACTCCTTCACGTCTTCGGTCAAGACGTCATCGTGAAGCACTTTCGCTGAGAACTCAGCTACCTTGATGATGGAGCTCTTCCTTCGTTGTTGTGCCATAGCCACGATCTCGGAAACCATCATGATACAAGCCCGACGAATGGACTCTGGTACGGAGCCCACCTCCCATGAGGTCTCACAGTACTTGTCAATGATGTCAGAGCACTCATTGATCCATTTTTGAATAGCGGTGTTAAGCTCTACGTCATTATTCAAACTAAGATCCTCGTAGATCACTCCGGAGTGTAAGATGACCTCTTCAGGAGTGCAATATCCTTCCGTAGAGACTTGTTCAGCTTGAGTGATCTGAAAAGCTCCTGCATCTAAGACTCCTCTAGAGCCTAAAAAGCCGTTAAAATCTTTATAGGGGTGTCCTGCTCCAAGCTTTAACGCCGGACTGTCCGCCTCAGGTACGTAGTTAGCATCGAGCTTTACATCATCGGTGATCAAACTGTGCTCTTGTTGCCCAGTTATAGCGTTGATCCCCTCTAAGCTCCTAGGGTAGTATCCCCACTTTGTCTCTCCAAGATATTGATCAACGTTGATCAAGTTACCATCACCGTAGAAGCCCATGTTCAATAGTCCTGTATCAGGCACTTGGAACACCATGCCTCCCGTTACTCCATGATCAAAGATGGAGTTTAAACAAACCATCCAGACAAAGGTCGACTCTCGGTTTAGATATAACCCTATAGTCCCCCTAAAGGTGCTACCATCGATCACAGCTGCTATGGTAGGCTGGTCACCGATGCCCGAAGCAAAGCCTATACATTCATTTGACGCGTCAATTATACAGCCCTTTATCGACAGCACTATAAGCTCTATAGTGAGTTCATCAGTGTCCTGAAGACCTATGCCACGCTCAAAACCGGTGATCTTAGTCCGGGTAAAAAAATGCCCATAGCTCAAACCAGTGTAAAAACCTATCGTACCCTCATTACTACCAGCGGTCAGCTCGATCTCTACATCCTCACACTTCCACCCACTCTCTGGAGTAGTATCAAGAACTCCAGGAGGAGCAACGCCTATACCGACGGAGTCTGTCTCATCGTTATTGTTTATCTCAATCTTAAGCCCCTTCGTGTATACGAAGTTGATGTTGCCGTTAGATACAATACCATATCTGCCTTGAAATATAACCTCATTGTCTTCAGCAGCTTCTATCCACAGTGGATAGCTTACATCAGGAGTTACATTAGGTTGTAGACCAGACAAAGATAACACAGGATCTCTCACGGAACCACTAGTCACATAAGTACCAGCAAAGATTCGAATCACGTGCTCCTCAGTAAATAAAGAGCCTCCTGTATCAATAACTAACTGGTCTACAGCAGCCTGAGGATGGCTATACGCCTTGCCTAGTCCTACCTCATAAAGACTCATGTTCAGCCTCCTTGCTCAATGATCGCGATCATAGCTGGGTTACCCTTCTTATAAGCTAATTTTCTTGGGTTACACTTCTTACAGGTAGGGAACAGGTCTGAAGCGCCGCGTTGTTTTAAGGGAGTCGCTACAGAGGTGTCATCATTCATGACCGCCAAGTACAGAGCCGTCTGCCCCCGAGTGTTAAAAGTATCAACGTTAATCCCACCTTCGTCGATCAAGGCTTCTGCGTACTTTGTGCCCTTGCTCATCAACCAAACTATTAAGTTGTTCGGGTTGTTGTTCTTAGCGTTGACCTCCGCGATCATCTCCTCTGCCGTGACACTATCCCTTGGATCGTTCTCTATGATTCTTCTCCAGTCAGAACACAGGCCCGGTAAAGCTAAGAGCTCTGCTTTTGTAAATATCGTTGACATCTCTTTACCTCCTCGGGGAGGGGCTCCGAAGAGCCCTACCCTGAAAAGGTTAAGTGATTCGTGCAACGACCGTCGCTTCTCTCTCCTCGTAGTCGTAGTCGGTCTCGCAATCGATGATCACGTCGGTGCGTTTCTTTTTCGCCTCCCTCTCCTGCTCGACCTCCACCTCGTGGAACACTCCGTAGATGGTGTTGTCCGGATGTGTGAGCCACGCGCGGTTAGTCGGCATGTTGGGCACGTACTGGATCCACACGTCCTCGTAAGGCACCCGAACCCTGCCGTTGCCTGACATCTGGTACTCGTCGCCGAGAGCAGTGCCCCGCGCCTTCAAGATGTTGCGATAGGCTTTGAGCACCTTCCAAGGCACGTTGATCTCCCACTCGCCGGGCCTGGTAAAGTACTCCTTGGGCACCACCTCGATCATCTTGTCGAACATGTTTTCGGGATAGAGGACACCGGACGTAGCGTCGACGTCAAAGGAGTCGACTGTATACTTGACGAAGTAGTCAGTGGACGCGGTCAAACCCGTAAGCACGATTTTGCCGGACTCGTAGTCAATGGTACCGGATATGCCAGAAGCGGCGACCTGGTCTATGATCCCATCACCGTCCTCGTCCGCGACCAGTGTCCCAGAAGTAGACGTGGTGTAGATCTCGAAGGTCCCGCCGGTGATAGGCACGTCGTCATACCACACGGTGAGCTCAGTCTCTCCCACAGCTGTCGAGAAGGAAGGAGTAGACACGTCGTCGTACGCGGCAAATGCGTCCTCGACTACGTTGCGCCTGGCAAGCTTAAGCCATCCATCGTTGAGAGCTAAAAACGGATCAGCGGAACCGGTGTCCCCCTTGATGCCCTGCTCTTCAATATCAAGCCCTGCACGCTCAGCCATCATCGTAAGGATGGTGTCCATGAGACCCTTCTTCTCCGGGTTGCGCCGAAGCATCTTGTCCGTAATTCCTACCACGCCCTGCATGTCAGCTGCAATGAGCTGATGTTGGGCAAAGTCAGGAGACACAAAGTCGCCTTCGCTCTTGGCCTGACCTTCGGTAGGCGGTGGTCCCATGATCCGCTTTGCGAACGCGATGCGATCAATGTCCACGAGGTTCGAGTCCATGATCTGCAATCGGGCCCGCTGCAGGACAACGGTCTTGTGTTGAAGGACCCTTACGAACCTGTCAAACTGCTGAGGCTCCAGCACGCTGGCTCCCAGAGTTGTCGTGGTGGTCAGACCCTTGATCGCGGCGTCGAGAAACGCCAACAACTGTTCAGTCGTGTACGCCATAATATTTACCTCCGTTTAAATTTTGTAGGTCGCTAGGCGCCGATTCTGCGACCGAAAAAGTCCCGTTTGATCTCTCCGCCCTTCTTATCATCCTCGGTCTTCGTGGCGGCGAAGTCCTCGGCACCGGGCAGGGCCTGCGACTTGACAGCAGAGCTGGCGAACTCGCCCATCTTTTCGATGACCTTGTCCTGCTCGTCCATCCTGCTCTTCATCGCTTCCATTTCCTTCTTCACCTCTTCGCTGACGACCTCGTCTGCGGGAGGTGCGGGAGTAGTCTCCAGCTTTTTAAGACCTTCTATCTCCTCCGGCTTGAGCCCCTTCAAACCTTCGAGCTCTTTTATCTCCTCCGGCTTGAGCCCCTGCAAAGCCGCAAGAGCTTTCTCCTGCTCCTCGTTGCTCTGTGCTTCTTTCAAAGCACCGGGCAACGTTTCCTTCAAGGACTCTATAAAAATGTCCTTAACTTCTTTTCTGTCGTCGTCAGTCAACGGCATGATCATTCCCTCCTTTGTTTTAGGTTTTGTTTTTAAAGCTCCTTTTATGTCGAACCGGAATAACTTACTCCACCAGCTATCCTCGGATTGTGATTTAATGGCCACGAACCGACTCTTAAACACGGACGGCTTCTCCAAGATAGATACCGCTACGCCGATCCAGTCCTCGCCTAAGTCGCTTAACAAGATCTTGCGCAGAATACCGTTGTCCCACATCATCCCTCGCGGGGCCGCCGTCTTAGTCGCAGCCTCATACTGTTCTCTGGACACTCCCATCACGGAGTAACCTTTGAACACTCCCTGCTCCACTTGCTTCCACGTCTCAGAGTCCTGAATCTTTGAACCTAACATCCAGGTGCCTACCGGAAGCTCGACCTCCTCTCCGTCAATCACGTGCGTCTCGGGAAAGCGTAGGAGATCACTTGTCACAGGTACAGCGATCTGCTTCAAGGAGTGCTCCACGTCAACGTATCGAAAGTGCTCCAGAAAACCATGAGCGACCTCCTCGATCTTCTCTTCCGTGAGCGCTTCTCCCTCGTGGTCAGGCTCACCAGGTACGAGCACCGGACCTACTACGATCTGCTTAGACGCGCTCTTAAACACGATGGGACCCTCAAGCCCCTTCTCCGCTGCTTTTTGAATCGCAGCGCAGTATGCCTCCGGGTTTTCCTTGTCCTGATTGTCCAAGACACACTCTTCAAAGCTTTGATACTTACCAAACGGCATCACGCTGCCTCCTTTATAAGCTCCTTCTGGTAGAACGGTCCGTCACGCGGAGCCGTCATACCTGACGGCATCAAGAAGGGAACTATAGTACAACGACAGTTGATCCACTCCTCGATCGGTCCCGTCCTGTCGTGCGGGTGCAACATTCCATTGCTAAAGCGCTCGCCTACTCTCACTATCTGCCCATGCATCTCTTCATGAGAGTCCCGCACATCGTTGTCCCTCGCAGTCCACCACTGATGGTACTGCACCTGAGCCTTTTGAAACTTAGCAAACTTGTTCGTGTTCTGTGCACCGTTGATCTCGGTGCGAGCAATTCGTTTAAGCTCCCCGTCAGACATGTGCTCAAAGTTGTCCCGCAACATGCGCGCCGCTGCGTCTTGCCCAAGACCTAGGTCCCTCGCCTCCGCCAGTGTCTCAAGCACATTTCCCTTCATGCGCTCAATAGTGTTACGCGACGCTGTAAAGGTCTGCTCACGAAGCACCCCGCTAGGATCCCCTACATCTGGAACCTCGCGAAGCACCGACTCATACACGATCCCGTCAAGCTCGTCCACCATGCCAGCCAACACGACCTCCGGTGCTCCACGCTCTCTCACGCGCGCCATCATCTGTCGCGTAGCCTTAGCGAACAGCCTGTCAAGCTTTCGAGTGAGCTCGATCTCGGTCTTGGACCGTCGCTTCACTGCGACTAAACCGTTGTACCGAGCTATAGCGTAGTACAGTTTCATCACTTCAACTCTAGATCTAGGGTCAACAGCAGTCCTGCTGTTCCTGACGCGGTCTTCGCCCTCAACACAAACCACGTGGGTGGCTCGTGGCTAAAGTGAGCATAGGACACCGCCTCAGCGGCCAGGTTACTAAACCCCGTCTCCTTCTCCCAGTGATCCCTCGAGTCATCCAGGGGTCCTGCCACGTTGGGCTCTTCTTCTGTCAAGCCGTAATAAAGATCAAGTACAGACAACGCCGTACCAGGAGCAGGGTTCGTATTCTTCACCGTGACAGCGAAGCCCAGTAACGCCGCTCCTGAGAGCGGCGGCGTCACGTCCACCAACGTAGAACCGATCCCCGTTATCTCGAGCTCAAGTCGACGTACATCAGCTTGCTTTCGAGAATAAAAGCCATGTCCTATCCGCTTATCTGAGAGAACTTTGATCTCAGCCACCGGACGCCTCCTTTACTGCTGCTTTATACAAAAGTGTTTCAACGCTCTTGAACGCTTCGTCTACGTCACTATCTCCGACCGGCTTTCCGTTGATATAGTATCGATAAAGTCCAGGCTCGTCCGCCTCCTCTGGAAGCTCAAGTCCAAACTTGCTGCCAAAGATCTTCATAAGATCTATCGGACGCATCGCACCTCTCTCAAACATAAAGTCTGCTAGGTCTCGTTCCGCTGCACCCTCCTCTAGATCAAGGTCGTTGAACTTTATCTTAGTCGTGCTCTCAAAGCCTGCCTTAAAGAAGTTGTTCACGATTGAAGCGAGCATGGCTTTACGTGGATGAATGATCGAGTCTCGATACATCTTCGCCGAGGCCTCGGCCGTGTTGCCGCTGAGTGAACCCACCTCCGCGATACCGAGCCGGTAGGGAGGTACTCCGTGGGCGACGAGAATCTCATCCTTGTTGTCCTTGCGATAGAGCCTGAACGACGCCTCCTTGACCTCCGCTGCAAGCTTCTCAAACTTGATCTCGACCTTTGACTCTGGCGTTTGTCCCGGCACTGCCAGAATCATGGGAGCGTGTGGGTTCTTAGCGAGCGTTGCGAGATGGTTCTTGATGGTAGAGATGATCACGTGCTCGAAGTTAGTACGCGTGTGGTTGGCTTCGTTCTTATCATACTCCTCGCCGATCGTTCCGCTGCCGCCACTTTCCTTTCGGATCCTCACTGGCTTGCCGAGATTATAGTCACCAGAGATATAGATCGCGAAGGTCGGCACTCCGAAGTGTCTAAAGAAGTCTATGTTATAGTCGCGCAGCGCAACCATGCCCTCCACTGCTCCGATCGCAGGAATGATCTGCGCCGAACCATAAAAGTCAGAGCGTCCCGAGTAGTCAGCGTGCCAGATGATCTCCGTTGCTCGTCGCGTCGGCTCCAAGGTCCCTACGGCGTACTCCTTGCCGTCATCCTTGTCAACGTCTGCCTTATAACCGAAGCGCTTGAACCAACGGTTCTTGGTACCACGTCGCTGCAAGAACTTGTTGCCGTCCTTGTGCACGCGCAGCGTGTTGGCTTGCACGTGAGTCAGGATCTTAGGTTGTCCGTCCGGTGCGTATAGTTCACGTACGACCTCCAGGGCTAAAGCACCCAACGACTCGAAGTCTATCATCGCTTCAGTGAGCGTGAGGTCTATGTCTTGATCATCTACGAACGCCTGAACCTCAGGCTCTACCTCGTCACCCTCAGGCACCAGCTCAAAACCTATGCCCGCTGTGTCATGCGCCTTCGCCTTACAACAACGAGCGTGCCACGTGTTGAGCTCCATGAGATACAACAGTGTATCAGGATCGTGGAGCGGCGGCATGACGCCATACAAGGAGTACTCTGTGCCGAAGCGATCCGTGGGGAGCTTCTGTGACTTCTCCTCGCCGCTGGTCTTTAGCGCGAACTCGTCAAGTGCTGACCAAGACACGACGTTAGCGTCGTCGCACACTATAAACTCTAGTCGTTCCTCGCTCATGCCGCTATCGCCTCCTGTGTTCCGTGTTTACTCATCCATGAGATCGCCTGCGTTGTGGAGTCTACCTGGTCGAGGTATGCAGTGTCAGGGAACTCGTCTACCTCTGAGAGATAGTCAGAGAGCCACGGAGCTATTCTTGGAATGTGAACGCGTCCCGCCTCGAACCTTCCGCTGACTGCGTCGGCTCGTTGTATCTTATCACCGCACGGCTTTATCCCGATCACAGGTACATCTGTCTCGTGTCGTAGCTCGTGGAGCAAGTCATGGCCACTAGCCTTACGCTCAATGAGCACCGCGTCGGTCTTCCACTTCTCATGGAAGGCAACGATGCGCTTCTTTACTTCAGGAAACACGCCACGAAAGCGCAAGAGGTCCAACAGATAGTAGTCCCCGTTGTCCTCTCCCCACAACGTGCCTACGTTATAAGCGTTGCGCTTCTTCTTCTCAAAGGCGGTGTCCCACGAGGCCACGACCCTCGCAAACTTTCTACCGGTCCTCTTAAGATCATCGTAGTCCTTCGGTGCGTTGAAGTCCTGTTTGATCCAAAGCAGTTGAAAGATGGCCTGCGTACCACGCGAAGGCTGCTGTTGATAAAGTCCGTTGAACGTTATCGGCCCGGACTCCTCCCGGATCTTCTCGAGTATCTTGAGAGAGTAGCGTGCTTCCCAAAGCGCCTCGCCTGGCGTTCGTTGATCGTACCACACGGGATCTCGGTTCTGAATAGCTGGGAAGGTGAACACGGTCCAGTTCTCTTCCGGCCACTCACGCAATAACCAGCCGACCAGATCATCATAGTGCCACCTCGTCATTATAATTACTACTGCACCTCCTGGCGCTAACCTCGTGAGAGCATCATCGCGATACCAGTCCTTTAACTTCTCTCGATACACAGCGCTGTTAGCCTGCTCTCGCGACTTAATCGGATCATCGATCAACAGGTCGCCACCCTTTCCTGTGATGCCTCCTCCCACGCCAGCGGCCACGAACTCGTTCTTATTGTTCAACGCCCAATATGATCCTGCACTGCCAAGGTCTTTGGCCAACGTCACGCCGTGAAAGATCCTCTTGTGCACAGGACTCTTTACTATGTTCCTGGCCTTCCTGCCAAAGATCGTGGCCAACGACGAAGCGTAGGAAGCCAGGATCAAGTTACGCTCCTCGCCACCAGACATATAGTGTGGAGGATAGGATACGGAACAGAGCTCAGACTTGCCGTGTCGTGGTGGCATAGAGAAGATGACTCGCTTGAGCTCCCTCTCAGCGACCTGCATCAACGCGTCGCCGATGTGCCAATGGAACGGCTGCGGACGATAAGACGGCATGCGCAAACACGTATAAGGTACAACGTGTCTACGAGCCTTCTCTTCCGCTGCTCTCTCCCTTATTCTCTGCACGAATACAACCCTCCAGTTGTTCTTCAGAATAAAAGCTAAGCTCACCAGAGTCCTTGCTCGCCACGAGCTGTCCCATCAAGTCTTGTTCGAGGTCATGGAGGTCTCGTAGGTGAGTAATTAAAGTGATCGGGATAGCGTTGGCCGGGATCGTAAGGATCCTGTGCTTTAGTTTGAGCTTAAAAGTTTGAACGGTGCGTAAGCTCTCTTCCACGCTCTTGACTAAGTCCAACTCACAACGATCGAGGACCTCGTCGTAAATTTGATCAACGCGCTTTTGCCATTCATCCTCGGTTCGAAAACGCTTAACAGTGTTGACGTGCACGTTGAGCTCTGTAGCGATGTCCTTCAACAGATATCCTTGGGCGAACAACTTAAAGGCTTTAACGCGGTCCTCTACACTTACACGTTTACCCGTGCTTCGTGGGGATCTGCGATGTGATCTCTTTTCTTCACCCATAGGAAGGTCACCTTAAGTTAAGGTCTTACACTATCATTGGTTCTATTATACCACATTAGATACGCTTCGTCAACGACTAAAACACGATGTCCACCGCTGTGTTAAAATAAGTGCACTTTTTCTAATTCAGTAGGCATGCTAACTTTGACGTATCGCTCTTTGAAATGAAAGGTAGGGAAATGTTAAAATAAGTGCATTATTTTCTGCAACATACACGCACAAGAAACAACTTACCCTACTAGCTATCCTACTCTCCCAGAAAAGTGCACTTATTTTAACAAACGGCTACCCTACTTTCATAAGTATAGCAACGCTATTTAATCGCAAAGTGAATCTATAAAAAGTGCACTTATTTTAACATAGAGCACTTCGCTACAAAATTAATTTATAAGCGTACGTTTTTATTGTTTACACACTGAACCCAGTGTGGTATAATATACCTATTAATAATAGTAGGAGGAATATTAGTTATGGCGAACCCCGACTTTGACGCGCTAGACGCGGATCAATTACTTGCTTGGTGGATCTATCATGAACTTGATGAACGAGATCCCACCATGTCAACTCCAGAATTTCATCACACTGTTATCCTTGAGTTTAAAGCTTATGATCTTGAGGTAGTACGAGAGAAGCTTAAACAGGCTTATACTGAACCGGACTGGGTTAAAAAGACAAAGGAGCGCAAGGGTGTCTAAGTTTAACCTTTCACTGCTCGACGAAGCAGCGTTCGGGATCACCTTCGGTCGGCTTACGGCTGAAGAGTTTAAGGACCTGCTTGACCGCATTCGTGGTTTTCCAGAGCGTCGGTTCTTTAAGGAGCACAAGCTCTGGCGCATACCGACGACTATCCCTAACATTGCCTACCTGTTGTCTCACTTTGACGAGGACGAGTACGAGGTTGATCCTGAGGCTCGCGTCGTTTTAGAGTATAGCTCTCTTTCGGAGCAGCGTCATGAGAAGAAGCAGACGCATCGTTGGAACTACATCTTTGAGGGCACCGTGCCTGAAGTGGACTACGATGAGAGTCTTACCAAGCCTTATAAACACCAGACCGTAGCGCTTGACGCGTTGCACAACACAGAGTTCTTTGGGTTGCTCATGGAGATGGGCACGGGTAAGACTAAGGTGGTGGTTGATGAGTGCTTTTGGCAAGCCAAGACGCGCATGGGCGATCCCCCCTTTAAGGTGCTCGTTGTCTGTCCTAAGACGATCCAAGGCGTCTGGCTCCGTGAGTTCGACAAGCACCGTAACCCGAACGTCAGCTATTTTATCGAGAAGGTCTTTACGCAACACCGAGGCATGCAGACCTTGATCGACGGTGCTAAAGCTCAGGTGCCGCTCAAGGTGTTTGTGATCTCTTATGACAGCGTCAAGGCGATGCTTCAACCATTGTCGATGTATAACTTTGACCTATGTGTGTTGGACGAGTCTACGAGGATTAAGAACCCAAAGGCTCAACGCACAAAGGCGTTGCTCTCTCTCAGGGACTCTTGTAAGCGTCGAGTCATCCTGACAGGCGCACCGGTCGTCAACAACGTTCTAGACCTCTGGGCGCAGTTTGAGTTTCTACAACCTGCGTGCTTGGGGTACGAGGACTATAACCGGTTCAGAGATCGTTATGCTCACTTCACGAGAAGCGAGGGCGGGTACGTCAAGGTACACGGCGCTAAGAAGTTGAACGAGCTTAAGGAACGCATGGCCAAGTACTCGTTCATCGTGACAAAGGACCAATGCTTGGACTTGCCGCCTAAGGACTATGCGACACGAGAGGTCGAGATGAGCCCGGACCAGCGACTGGTGTACGAGCAGATGGTTGAACAGGCGGTAGCTGAGCTCGAGGGCGCTCAACTGGTGGCGCGCTTCGTCATCGTCCAACTGCTTAGGTTGAGTCAGATCTGCTCAGGCTTCATGAACACCGAGCAAGGACTGCGACCCATTCCAGGAGCTGACACGAAGCTCAAGGAGCTCGACTCTATCTTCGACGAGATAGGGTGGCACTCTAAGCTCCTGATCTGGGCTCGCTTTCAGTATGACATCGAGAGAATAGAAGCGCACTTACGCAAGAAGGGCCTTAAGGTCGCCACGCTGTACGGCAAGACGAAGGACGCTGATCGTGACACTATTGAGGAGCGGTTTAACAGCGACGGGTTGCAGGTCATCGTAGGGGAGCCCGGGACAGGTGGCCTCGGTCTAACGCTGATAGGGACGAAGGAGAACCGTTGCCACACGGTGGTCTACTACTCTAACGACTATGCCTTAGAGAAGCGCATCCAGTCGGAGGATCGGTCGCACAGGATCGGGCAGGACCTGCCTGTGACTTACGTCGACATCTGTTGTGAGAACTCGATCGATGAGAGGATAGTTCGCATCCTTCAAGGTAAGAAGGACCTCAGTAACTACGTGAAGGATATGACGTCCATAAGGGAGCTACTGTTAGGATGAGAGAAGCTTTAAATATAGTAAAAGCCATTATAGCTGCACGAAAAGTCCAAAATTTTCTTTGGGGAGGGTTTGACGGATCTCGAGGGTTTGAAGAGTGGAAAAGAATGTTTAGGAAAAGAGTAGCTAAATTGGATGCAGTAGATCTTAATGCGCCTTATGCTTCAGTAGAAGTTAGAAAACGCTTATTACAAACTGCGGCTCTATCTATAGCTATGATAACTTATATTGAAAAATATGGGTTACCTTTAGAGCACTCTGAGGAGCCTTCTAATATGCCAGAATATAGGGAGCCTATAAATGAAGAAGGTTAGAATAGAGCGGATCGGTCCACCAGGCGAGAGCTCTGACTGGGAGGTTCAGTTTGGAACTGACCCGAACATCTTTTTATTTAAGAATGTAGGTATCGGTGAGGTGATGCAGGCCATCACACTTTGGGCGGTAGCCCAAGCCGCGCTGATTCAATGACATGCCGATGCCACCTTGGCTGCAACGCCAACAGAAGAACTGGTTGTTTCCGGAGCTCTCCGAGGATGAACAGAAGTTAAACTCGGCCAAGGTAAAGGTGGTCGTCGGTCAGTACTTTGAGATGCTTGGCGTGGAGCTCTTCGGAGCCAAGTACGGAGAGGTCACCGGCGACTGGAAGGTCTATCCGGACGCGACGATAGGAGATCACACCCTCCTGGAGATCAAGGGAGGTGGAAGGAGTTATGGATTCTTGATTGACATGGGACAGCTTAGGTTGTACGGCGAACTAGAAGGCGGCGCGCTTCCATATACGGACGAGTTCCTGGAGGTGCCCTTCCTTGACGCAGCGGACGTGCGCAACCCGTTCAAGGACCCGAAGGTCTACTACGTTTGCTTTGTACACGGTCTCAAGAGCATCAAGAAGAGCTGCGGTACCGTGAGCGAGCTCATCAAGGCGCTCAGTCACAACGTGTTGGGCGCGATCATCATGCCTCGCTCAGCGGTACAGCGGCTGGCTGGTGAACAAATCTTAAGAGAATATACCGGCTGGTGTGACAGTGGTAGTCGCGGCGGCGTCGGGCACGAGTACTTTGTTCGGTTCTCTGCCTACCAGGCCCAGAGGTGGGCGAACGGCCTAGCGTCGCCACCGTTCAACGGGTTTAAGCTCAGACACCACTACGTGAGCTATCGCAAGACGAACAGCTTCATGATGCTCGTCGTCGGCAAGCACACGCCGGTGCCCAAGCACAGTAGGGAGGTCCAGTTCAAATGAGGTGTCTATACTGTGAAAGACAATATGAGCTTCATGAGAGCGCTTGTTTAGTAGTGATCCATGCTCATGGTGAAATGGACTTTGAAGTTTATGGTGAGCGCGTAGCGCAAGGAGCGCAACTCGTTTGGTGTAATTTAGACTGTCTATTTAAGTGGGTCGTACTACAGATGTTAAAGGAGGGACAAGATGAAATTAGAGATCCATGATGATCACCTGGAGATAGTGATCGAGACTGAGCAGGACATAGCTTACTTTCGCGACACGCTTGGCCTCGGCTATCTAGAGGATGGTAACACTTTTAACAAGACCTTGCATGCTCGCTATGATGATTGGAAAGAAGATGGATTTCGCCGTGGTTGTAAGATCATAGTGAAGGCGAAGGAATGAAGTGCTACAAGTGCGGCGAGCCGGAGGGCAAGGGACCACGAGAGCTTCGTCCCTATGGTCCTAAGGGAGAGATGGTGTGCTATGAGTGCGCCATGAAGCAGAAGGACATCACCGACGCCATGTTCGCCAAGCAACTGGAGGCCGCAGGACCGATCGTGGTGATTGACGGTTCTAACGTCGGGCCGTATCCTTTAAGGAGGGAACATGCTAAAGATCTTGGCATTGGTGATCACGTCGATTGTAAAAGCTCTGAGATTCAAGAGGATGATTCGTAATGCTACACGACCTAGAAACTTGCAAGACTTGTAGACACTCTCAGGTTAGAGCAAACAAGGACATATTTTGTGACCTGCTTGAGCACCTTATATTCATATGGACGGATCAGGGAATACACGATACCTATGGGTATGAAACAGTAACGCTCATTACTGATGGTCTTAAGTGCATTAAGCTTAGACATAGAGAGCTTGATGCTTTTCTAAGTGGAGAGAACTTATGATATATGATCACAAGAAGGAGAGGTTCCGGGATGCCCGTCCGACGGATCTAAAGACCCGGATGAAGGGCACTGAGGTGCCACGCCTCAACGTAGGGGACTCATACACGTTTAAGGGCATCCCGGTGATGGTCCACAAGATCACGAATAAGGACATTGTCCTGCGTCGCATCAGGCGCAAGGACCTAGAGAAGGGAGTAAAGCAAGCAAAGAAGAAGGCGCTCCCACGGAGGGCCAGAAGATGAACCAACAGGAGTGGGAGAGGTCCACGATCAACTGTGAGCGTGGCGTCATACCGAAGCGCACGTGTTTGATCTCATGGCGCGAAGCCAATGACGAGCTTAAGTCCAACATTAAGCGCCCTCATCTAGAGAACTGCAAGAACTGCAACCTCGGTCAAGCGGTCGACAACCAGTTCAAGAAGGCTTACGCCGACGGCGACACGGAGACAAACCGAGTACGCTGTGAGTGGTGCGGCAACAAGTTCAAGCCACAAGGCATCGGCAAGCATCAAGCCGCGTGTAAGAAGAAGGGCGCCGTCAAGGTCACGGACCTGGAGGAGCTTGAAGACGCGCTAGAGGATCCGAAGGAAGAGCTCCAGCGACGGGCCAATGCGTACCATGATAAGTACGCCGACCTTCCTTCAGCCGCCGACCTCGCCGAAGGAGAAGACGTCACGGGGATCGTCATGTTCGTGACAAAAGGGAAAGAAAAACAGGCGATCATGGAGATCATAGAGTACTTGTTAGGGAGATTATAATGAAGGTGTGGATTGTACATGATGGTGGACACGACTTTAGTGACGCCACGAAGTTCGGAGAGGTAAGCTTCATCTTTAAGCAGCGGTACTATCCCTTCGGAGACATTAAGTTGCTTGAGCAGGTCTTTGACGACACGCCTGTGCAAGCCGAGGACTATCTTATTCTTAGCGGCCCCGTCGTCCTGAACGCCGTCTGTGCGGCTCTGTGGTTGGAGAGGTTTGGTTACATCAACCTCCTCATGTTCAACGCTAAGACTGGCTCTTACGTGGAGAAGACATGGAACAGGCAAAGGAACTAGTAGCGACAATCAAGGACGCCACTGAGGAGCTCATCTCCTACTTTGATGAGACAATCCAGGTGGCCGGGACACTAGAGCTCGAGGAGCTCGGTGAGTGGAAGGTGCTTTTCAAAGAGATTCGAGATCACTTTAAAGAGCACAAGAGCAAGTTCGGCGGGTTCATGAAGCGACTTGACTTT